AATTGCAGTAGTATCTACAGAGTCTAAGAAGCCAGCAGTTTTTGTATACCACCTAATCTCTCTTGCACTAGTTTTTGTAACTGTAACAAAATTCTTTAATACTAAAACTTCATCAGCAAAACCTTTTGCTAGCTTATCAATATCAATTCCTCTGATTTCAGCTTGAGCACTTGCGTCTGCCATTATGCTAACACCGGATTAATTGGATTTAATAAACCTAGGAATGTTTGTCTATCGGTAGCAGTTTCCAACGCTGTACCTATTATTCCCTCTTCATTTGCAGCAGCTATTACTACTTCATTTGCAGATCCAGTTGCAGTATCAGTTCTAAATGCTCTACCAACTGTAATCCCTCCAGCACCCGCTGTAAATTTGAATACTCCTCTTAAGTATACTGGTATCTTTGTTTGTCCGTCACTTGCAATTTTTTCAGCAGCAGCAATTCCAATAATTTTATCACTATCTCCATTTGTAGTAGCAACAGTCATTGGATCAGAAATCTCTAAAATCGCACCTTTTTCTATACCAGTGCCGTCTGCACATGTAAAAGGTATTGGTGGTTCTAGTTCGTGTATTAGTACTGCTTCGTCTGCCATGCTATATCTGTTAACTTTAAACTATTTAAATGTTTCGTTTATTTGCGTTTTTCTAAAAGTATCTTTTTTTCTGCTAATTTAAGGATTTCTTCTTGAATAATGATCTCGTGTTTTGAATTATCAATGTTCAGTTTACACTTTTCTTTAACATCATTCCAAAATTTCTCCTCGGTGGTTTCAACTTTTAGTCCCAAATCTTTAACTTCCGGTCTATCTACCAATTTCCCCAGTCATGACTTTGTTCTTATAATCTTCCGGAGTTTCTTCTTTAACTTCCGGTTTATCTCCAGCTGGACTTCCTCCGCCTAGTGCAGCTAAAGCTTCTTTTCTTGCTAATAATTTTTCTTCTCTTTCTAAATTTTCAGCCTTTAGTTTTTCAGCTTCTAGTTTTTGTTCTGCAACTTCTTTAGCTTTAATAACTATTTCTTCTTCTGCTTCTGTAGGTTTCCCGACTTCATTATTTGGAGTTGTTTCTGTTTCAGTCTTAGTTTCTTCCGTGTTTTCAACAGTAGTTTTTTCCGTTTCTTCAATCATGTTCTTACCTCCTTACAATTTGGTTTTAATTTGCGGCATTTGAATACCGACGATAAGTGCAATTAATGTAAAGATAATTGTCCTCATAGTCCCATTAATTCCGTAGTGCATAGCGAATACTTCTAATATTGATAAACACAATATTGCTACACAAGCTACTTGCCATTGGATTGGTTGTTTTGTTTTGTTAGCCATTATGTATCCTTTCCAGCTTGTGGTTTTTCAGCTTTAACTGCTCCGTCTTTCTTTTGATCATCTTGTAACATTGTTTCTATTGACGCTGGGAACTCTAAATTGATTTCTATATTTAATTGTATTTCTACAGCTTCTTGATTATATAATTGCATATCTTCTATTTCTTGTTGGTATGCTAGATAAATAATATTTGCAGAAGCTTCTGTAGTTTGCTCTCCCCAGCCCATTACAACTTCCGGCATGCCGACGCTGGTTACGAACATTCTTACTAAGAATTTAATATAAGCTAAACTGTTAATGTCATTAGAAGAAAACTGCGGACTTGATGATCTCTTAATTTCTCCGATAACTCCTTTAGGTAGAACTACACTTTCAGAATTCTTAAATGCAGTATTTAATGTAGACTCTAATGAATTTAGTTTTGAAGTGTCGTCAGTTTCAGCTTCATAAAAAAGAATTGGTTTTACTGTTCTGTGATATAATATTCTTAAATCTTCTATTGCTTCATTTCTAGATTTAATTAAAGTTTCTAATGCTTCCGGGAATGGGATACCATGTATTTCGTCAGCTTCTCTTTCATAACTTAAGTGGTAGATTTCATCAACATCAAATCTTTTTCTTATATCTTCTCCCATATCAATTTCATAAGCAATAATAATACCGTCGCTGTTTGCAACTATTGCAACCTTTCCGGGATTAAGTGGTTTAAGGTTTGTCATTCTTCCTTGACTATCTTTTATTATTTGTGCAAAACTATCTCCACAGATTAGAGCTACTCTCCATTGATTTTTAAGAACAGATCTTGCAGACTCTCTACCAGTTCCTTTAATTGCTTTTAATTTTTTCTTATTTTTTGCGTCTGCTTTAATACCTCTACCAAATGTCCATGAACCAAATTTATTGATAACTGATCTAAGTTCGGGTATTGTTCTGAAATAACCATTCCATTTTGCGAAGTCGGGTATGTAATATGTTTCATTAATTTCTGCCCCGTCTGTATCTTGAGCAGCTACTGAAAATTCTGTTCCTTGATTAGTAAAATCTGTAGTTTGTCCAGTTCTTAGTGTTGCCATGTTTTTTGATGTAATTAGAAGTATTTATATGTATCTATTTCAATATATTTAATACTGCAGAGAAATAAAACCCATTTGCAGCTCCTGCTCCTAAATTTGTAGAAGTTACTAAAACCACTATAAATCCATCTTTTGGCACTGTTGCTATTAGATTGCTTGTTTTTACTCCGGTTTCTCCAGGAAGATATAAAGAAAAAGGTTCAGTAGTCAATAAGTTTTCATCTTTATCTAAAATTAAGAAAACTCCGGTTATTGTTGCTAAGTTATAGGTGTTTGTTTGTAGATAAATTTTTAATTCTGATATTTCACATTCATTGGAGATTTTGCTTCCTAGTGCGGTTCCTGCTGCAGTGTTAAAAGTTCCCATTATTGGGATTTCTAAACTAGTATTTATTGGTAAATTCGCCCTATTGGATCCTGCTAGTATTTGTCTTCCTGCAAATTGACCGCTAGAAGTTATTCCTTCATTTCTTTCACTAGAAGTTTTAAAAATTGTTTTAAGTTCTTTTATATTTAATGCGATTTTAAACTCCTAAGAAATCTTGTATACTTGCTTCTTTTAGAATTTCCTCTATTTTTTGCATATTGTAACGATGTATATTAATCATATCTTCCGCTTCTATTCTTGAAGTAAAACCTGACATATCATATTTGATTGCTTCTATTGCAATAATTCTACAAGCGTATTCAGAGAATAATAATTTATAGATTGCATTTAAACTTGCCCAGTTTGTAACAATATCATATTTTAATAGAGAACATAAATAAGCTTCAGTATAAACTCCTACTAAATCTTGCATGGTAACTGTAAAACCAGCTGCAACATTTGCTCCCATAAACCCAGCTACATTAGTAGTATCTGCAATTATTGTTGTATTTGTGTATGCTGCCATGTTATACGGTGTTCATGAATATATTTAAATGTTTGTCTTTTGTGCACCATGCTGCCCTAATGATTGCTTCTACAATATGAGTGAAATTTCCATATATTTTTAGAGTTCCCTCTTGATTTTCATACTGAACACTTCTTAAACTCTGTCTTACTCTTGGATCATCAAATAATTTTACTCTCTTATTTTCCATGAGATTTTTAAGGTTATTATATAGATGTTCTTTCATTAATGGTTTTTTTCTGTTTATCTCTTGTCCGTATTCTCTATCAATTTCTCTTTTTGCATTATTAATTCCAACAATTTTTCTTTTTGTTTGCTGATCTTCAAATAAAATATCATATACTCCAATACCTAAACCACCGTCGTCTATGTAAATTTTTTTGTGATTTAATTGTTTATCTTTATGGATTATTAGTCTCGCAGTATCTGTTAACATTTGAGCTTCCGGGATTGTTAAGTCTACTTGCTCTAACCATTCTTTATCTTTTCTTAATAGAGATACAAAAACTGTATCATCTCCTCCCATTCTTGCAATGTCTATCCCTTGAAAAATGTCGCCCCGGGAGTTAGAGATGTGAGAAGTGTTTGGGGCGACTGTGCAAGCTTGATCTATTAATTCGTCGGGGAAAAAACGCTGTATTCCACCAACGAATAAACCTAAATATTCTTGTTGATATTGAAGTTTTGTCATTCGTAGTTTTTCATCTTTACAGTGTTCTAACATTCTAGATCTCATAGGTTCTGCTCTTTTATTTGCAACTTCTTCTGTATTAATATGAAACGCTGTAAAATTTTTGTCGTGGAAGCAGCGGTAGAAGTAGCCGTCACAGCCCATAGGTGTAGATAATAATACTATATCTCCTCCAGTAGTTACTAATTGGGGAGTGACAGCAGCCCAAACTTCCTCCTTGATAAACGCAGCTTCATCTGCATATAGTCTATCGATTGTAAATCCTCTAATTCCATAACCACTGTCCCCCGTCGGCAGACAATGGATAACTGAGCCATTCGTAAGTTTTATACGTGTCTTTGTAGGACGATCTGCTTTTTTCTTGATCATGTTTCTATTATGTTCAAAAATATAAGCAAGCACTTTTTCGAATAATAGGTGTGCTTGTCGTTCAGTTGCAGCGATAATCATAATGCTCTTTTTTGCATTTTGCATGGCATAAACACCAGCGTCTTGAGAAATA